TGGCAAAGGTTAGAATATCCTAAAGAATTATCTAAACTAAAAAATATATTTGACTGGCGTAGTTATCCTGAAGAAGCTAAAGATCAGTGGTATGATTACATAGACGAAGAGTTTAAACGAAGAGATGAAGGCTTTTGGTTTAAAAACAATGGTAAGTCAACATACATAACTGGTAGTCACTATATGTATTTACAGTGGAGTAAAATAGATGTTGGAGCACCTGATTTTAGAGAAGCTAATAGATTATTCTATATATTTTGGGAAGCATGTAAAGCTGATAAAAGATGTTATGGCATGTGCTACTTAAAAAATAGACGATCTGGTTTTTCTTTTATGTCATCAGCTGAAACAGTTAACTTAGCTACAATATCAAGTGATAGTAGATATGGTATATTATCAAAAAGTGGAGCAGATGCAAAAAAAATGTTTACAGACAAAGTTGTACCAATATCTGTTAACTATCCGTTTTTCTTTAAACCGATACAAGATGGTATGGATAGACCTAAGTCTGAGCTTGCTTACCGTGTACCTGCGAGTAAGTTTACTCGTAAAAAAATTACTGCAAACGAAAAGCAAGAAGACTTACAAGGGCTAGATACAACTATAGACTGGAAAAACACTGGTGATAACAGTTATGACGGTGAAAAGCTAAACTTGTTAGTACACGATGAAAGTGGTAAATGGGAAAGACCAGATAACATATTAAACAACTGGCGTGTAACTAAAACATGTTTACGTTTAGGCGCTAGAGTAGTTGGTAAATGTATGATGGGTAGTACTAGCAATGCTCTTGACAAAGGTGGTGATAACTTTAAAAAATTATACTATGACTCAGATGTTAATAGACGAAACCGTAATGGACAGACAAAGTCTGGGCTTTATTCTCTCTTTATCCCAATGGAGTGGAACTACGAAGGATTTATTGACGAACACGGACATCCAGTCTTTAATAATCCAAGTAATGATGTTTTCGGACCAGACGGTGAATTAATAGATTACGGTATAATAGATCACTGGCAAAACGAAGCTGATGGTTTAAAAAACGATCAAGACGCATTAAACGAGTTTTACAGACAGTTTCCAAGAACTGAAGAACACGCGTTTAGAGATGAAGCAAAAAATAGTATATTTAATTTAATTAGAATATACGAACAAATAGATTATAACGATGGTATAAAACCACCAATTAGTACAGGTAATTTTCAATGGATTAACGGTGTAAAAGATACACAAGTAATATTTTATCCAGATCCAAAAGGTAGATTTAATGTTAGCTGGATACCATCATCACAATTACAAAATAAAATTAAATTAAAAAATGGAAGCAAATACCCTGGCAACGATCATCTGGGCGCTTTTGGCTGCGATAGCTACGACATTAGCGGTACTGTAGATGGTAAAGGTTCAAAAGGTTCGTTACACGGACTTACAAAGTTTAGCATGGAAGAAGCTCCTGCTAATCAGTTTTTTTTAGAATATATAGCTAGACCACAAACAGCTGATATATTTTTTGAAGATGTATTAATGGCATTAGTATTTTACGGTATGCCATTACTTGCAGAAAACAATAAACCAAGATTATTATACTATTTACGAAGACGTGGTTATAGAGGTTATAGTATGAATCGTCCTGATAGATCTTGGAACAAGCTGTCAACAGCTGAAAAAGAAATAGGTGGTATACCTAATTCAAGTGAAGATATTAAACAAGCACATGCTGCTGCGATAGAGATGTATATACAAGGCCATGTTGGTCAAATGAGAACAGGTAGTTATGGTAGCATGTACTTTAATAGAACGTTAAACGATTGGGGTAAATTTGATATAAACAAACGTACAAAGTTTGACGCAACAATTAGTAGTGGTTTAGCTATTATGGCTTGCAATAGGCATTTGTACGCGCCAAATCCAAACGTTGAAAAACAAAAACTAAATATAAACATAGCTAGATATACTAATACTGGTTATAATTCTAAAATAATAAAATAAATATGGCAGAGTCTGCGGTAAAAAGTTATTTTCCAAGTCAAGTTGTAAGTGATGCTGAAAAGTTAAGCTATGACTACGGTTTAAAAGTTGCTAAAGCTATTGAAACAGAGTGGTTTTACAATGATTATAACCAAACTAGATATACAACTAATAAAAACAATTTTCACAATTTAAGATTATACGCTAGAGGCGAACAGTCAATACAAAAGTACAAAGATGAGTTATCTATAAACGGTGACTTAAGCTATTTAAATCTTGACTGGAAACCTGTACCTATAATACCTAAGTTTGTTGATATAGTTGTAAACGGTATTGCAGAGCGTACTTATGATATAAACGCTTATTCTCAAGATGCTTATGGTGTAGAAAAAAGAACAGAGTATATGCAGTCTATTATTGATGATATGAACACTAAAGATATGAACGATTATGTTCAAGAATCTTTTGGTATTAATTTATATCAAAACGATCCTAATACTTTACCTGAGTCTGAAGAAGAACTAGCTTTACACATGCAACTAACATATAAGCAGTCTGTAGAATTAGCTGAAGAACAAGCTTTAAAAGTTTTAATGGAAGGTAATAATTATGAATTAATTAAAAAACGTTTTTATTATGACTTAACAGTATTAGGTATTGGCGCTGTAAAAACAGACTTTAACACATCTGAAGGTGTAACTATTAAATATGTTGATCCTGCTGATTTAGTTTATTCATACACCGAATCACCATATTTTGATGACTTATATTATGTTGGTGAAGTTAAAAAAATACCTGTAAACGAATTAGCAAAAGAATTTCCATTTTTAGAGCAAGAAGACTTAGAAGATATAATTAAAAATAAAAATTATTATCAAACTAATTATGATCAAGGAACTGCTCAATATAAAGAAATAGATAATAACAAAGTTCAAGTTTTATATTTTAATTATAAAACATATATGAACGAGGTTTATAAAGTAAAAGAGGTTGGTAGTGGTGCGGAAAAAGCTATAGAAAAAAATGACAGCTTTAATCCACCACAAAATAAAGAAGGTAGTTTTACAAGATTACAAAGAGCTATTGAAGTTTTATACGAAGGCGCTTTAATATTAGGTACTAATAAACTTTTAAAATGGGAGTTATCTAAAAATATGATGCGTCCTAAAAGCGATTATACTAAGGTTAAAATGAATTATAGTATAGTAGCACCACGTATGTATAAAGGTAAAATTGAAAGTTTAGTTAGACGTATTACAGGTTTTGCTGATATGATACAGCTTACACATTTAAAGTTACAACAAATAATGGCTCGTATGGTGCCAGATGGTGTTTATTTAGATGCAGATGGTTTAGCAGAAGTTGATTTAGGTAATGGTACAAATTATAATCCACAAGAAGCTTTGAACATGTTTTTCCAAACAGGTAGTGTTATTGGTAGATCAATGACTTCTGATGGTGATATGAATCCTGGTAAAATACCAATACAAGAAATAACAAGTGGTAGTGGTGGTAATAAAATACAAGCTCTTATAACTAACTATAATTATTATTTACAAATGATTAGAGATACTACCGGGCTTAACGAAGCTAGAGACGGTAGTATGCCAGATAAAAACGCTTTAGTTGGCATACAAAAGTTAGCTGCTGCTAATAGCAATACAGCCACAAGACACATATTACAATCTGGTTTGTTTTTAACAGCTGAAACAGCTGAAAAGTTATCACTTAGAATATCTGACATTATAGAGTATTCACCAACACGTGATGCTTTTATAAACGCTATAGGCGCTCATAACGTAGCTACACTTGAAGAAATGTCTAGCTTACATTTATATGATTTTGGTATATTTATAGAATTATCACCAGACGAAGAACAAAGAGCAATATTAGAAAACAACATACAGCAAGCTTTAGCGCAACAAAGTATTGATCTTGAAGACGCTATAGATATTAGAGAAATTAAAAACTTAAAATTAGCTAATCAGTTATTAAAATTACGTAGAAAGAAAAAATTTGAAAGAGATCAATTAGCTCAACAACAAAACATACAAGCTCAAGCTCAAGCTAACG